ATAATTTGCAAATTATTCTTTAGTAGTCTGGTGACAACTACCCACAACAGTTTTGTTTTTGGATTTATATTCTTGTCGTTTTTGTTCTAGTGCCTGCTGACACTCTTGTTTAGTTTTAAATTTCGGTGATTCACCTGATTCGGGCGTGGGACCTAATACTGTAAATGTTAGTACCCATATTAAACTTTTTACCATAATGCAATCTAATCACCCATCGTATTGTTATAGTTTATTATCCATAATACTATTATTGCACAAACTAGGGTAATAATAGCTTCAAAGTATTCCATAATGTATTTATTACATTTGTTACGTGAGTATCGGACATAAATACATTATGAAAAAAGGTATTGTATTATGGTCAGGAGGAAAAGATTGCACTATTGCATTGCACAAAGCAAGGCGCGCCGGTGTAAGTGTGACACATCTAGTTCCTATAATATACAATATGCCCGAATTAAATAATAATACATATTCAGTTCATTCTTCCGGTCTATCAAAAGAAATATTACAACAACAAGCAGATTCATTGGGATGCACTTTAGTGCCCTACGAATTGCCTGACATTTTTGATTTTACAATGAATGGATTTATACAATTTCTTAAACCAATTGTTGCAGCCAATAACCTTACACAACTTATAACCGGAGAAGGCGGAAACCCTGCAATGTCTCTTTGGTTAACTCACACTGCCGAAGAAGCAGGATTGTCTGCGATGATGCCAAATACTCATTCATCTGAAAACTGTATGAATGAAGCCATGTATATAATTAATGAAGGTTATAAATGTAAGGTAGTATCTAGTGATGATAGCATTCACGATGATTCTATTTTAGGTAAAGAATACAATAAAAAATTTATTAAAGAACTCAGTACAGTAATGAATAAAAAAAACGCATTTACAAATCCAGTAAGTGCCGGTAGCGAGTTTCATACATTTGCATATGATGGTCCAGAATTCAAATACCCAATTCAAACAAATTTATTTGAGATTAAAAAAGTTACAACTTATTTTCACGATGATTATTTCAACAAAATTGAAAACAATATTCATTTCATGTTATTCAGATAACACCGAGAATAATATTTTTGCCAAATCAGTAATATCTTTATTTGGTCCGTCACCAGACAGTAAGGGATACATAGATTCAGAAAGGTCTGTAAAGTAAAAATCATTGTTTGATAGAATAACATTGATAGTTACAAACGTAGTCATTAATCTATTTAGATACATAACTGATTTGATAAGCTCATTCAGTCTAACCTCGTTAGAATATTCCAACGGCAGAGTATTATCTTTTGGTATTATTTTTACATTAGCAATACCATTACTATATACGCTATAGCACGTATAAACCCCTTGTACTGGTATAACTTGTTGAATAAACACCGGCGTGTCGTTTTTAGTTTTCTCAGACCAAACAAAATTATTTTCATTATTTTGCATTTCAAAAAAGGTATCTACTGACCCATGTTGTCTTATGATATCTGATATAAACTCACCTGCAGTGGTATACTGTTTTCTATCATATATTCTAGTATTAGATTGAAATCCATAGATGGGTTTTATTATGTAAGATGTGCCACTAGCACCAAAAAAAGTATTGATATCTTTTATATTTTTGGGTGTTTTTAATGAGAGTACATGAGGGGTAACTACTTGTTTACGTAAAAAATCTAAATTAGTTGTTCTTAATATTTCGTTGAATGTTGACTTATTCTGTAATTTTAATATAATTTTTCTTGTAGTCAAATTGAATTTATTAAATATTCCTACAAATTCTTCGTTGAATCTATAGTCGTAAAAACAATTATTGATGCTGGTATCATTTATATCAGATGTCCATTTAAAACGAACAGGATATAATTCATTACACTTGTTTAGTATAGATATTACCATTGGTGATGCCATTAGTGTATTAGGTAGTACGTACATTACCGTTTTTGGTTTTGCTTCCTCTAATAGATATAATCGTAATATGTCATCCGGTGGCATAACAAATCCACTAATGTATTCTTTAATTTTATTAAATTGAACGATATCATCCGGGACTATTATATCAACTTTAGGTAATGCAGGATGCATTGTAATAGATGCAATATTTGTAATATTATCAAATGTATAATTTAACGAACTCATAAAATCCTCTTAAGTTACTGAACCGGTGACCGTACCGTAGTTTAACCAATTTATATTACTAGACCCAGCAACAGCTGCGCCTGCCGCTCCGCCGCCACCGCCTGCACTGGGGGTTGTGCCGGCACCGGTGCCGCCGGCTGCCCCTGAGCTACCAACAGCACCCCCATTGCCACCGGCACCGGCATTAATACCACCTGCACTACCACCGGTTGCTGAAGCAGAGCCATTAACACCGGGACCATTTCCACCTGCACCCCCTGCTGTTTGTACGAAAGATTTAGTGTTTTGTGAATCAAACCATTGACTGCCACCACCTCCACCTCCACCTCCACCTCCACCATAGATAATAGAATTAGAAATAGATACTGAATATCCAGCATAAAGTGCTGGGCCACCAGCACCGCCGGCGTATCCGGCTACGCCATAACCTACGCCGCCGGCGCCACCAACGCCGCCGGCGCCTACAATTATTCCGTTATTATTAAGAGTTAATTTTGAACCTGCAGGAAAAGAGGGAGATATATAAAATGCATACGAACCGGTACTAGTAGAATACACAATAACACCGGAATTTATAGTAACTGTAAAGTTCAATGGGCTAACACCGTTCCAACCTAATGAAATTGCTGAGGCGCGCATGTCGAAATTAGAAGTATTGCTACTTATTGTCCTAGATAATGTTATGCTACAAGAAGGACTGTTTGCAATATTATTTGTGTAGGTACCATATCTACCGTCTGCTAAAGTTTGAATCATTGTACTACCGCTACAACTTTGACTTATCACAGTACCGTAAGGTAACGGACCAGCCTTACCTCGCATGTCATTCATTGATATAGCACCGCTCGGTTTACTAGCCAATGTTCTAACTAATCCATCATTGAATGTTAACTTAGATGTGCCGCCAGGATAGTTAGTACTTAATCCTTCATTCAAAGTATTCTCAACATTATTTGCAGAAATTTGTCCTGTTGGCGTACTCATTTAATATACTCTAAAAATTCTTCTTTAGTAGAAAACTCTTTTACAATGTTAGGTCTATATTCAGTTACAAACTCATTCATATATTGATTTAATTTTTCTATTGCACTATCACGTTTGATATGTACTTCAAACTTACCAGTATGATAGTTTAATATTTCATAATGATGCCATGGGCTATCTTGTAACTTATTATATTCTACACTATCTTTAAGTAAGTTTAGATAAGAGTTGGCATATAAAACATCTTTAGTATTGTCTGATTTGAACTGTATCATTGCGATAACAAATTTATTTTTGTTTTCTAATAGTATTTCTTCATAGTTAGTATGATATAACCTGTCTATAATTTTTTTAAGTTCATCAGACTTATAACCAATAGGCATATGAATTATTTGATAAGTGGTATCTTGTGGGACTTCATCTAATGTAGTTGTTACTATAGTATAAGTAGTTGACAAATTTTTTATCAGATATATCATTCGCTAACTTTCATTATTTTTCATTATTTTAGGGTTATATATTGTACTATGTATTGGTACTACTAATCCCTCTGAACCCGGTTGATAAGTACCATTAGGGGGTACTACAGGTATCATATCTGGATCCATTATATCACCGGATCCATCGTTATTTCTCAATGCATGTATACAATAAGCCACTGTGTTATCTTCTAATGCCTCTAATATATGATTTTTATGTTTTCTAATATAAATCATATACGGTGCAATAAACTCTGTACTAACACCTTCTATAGTAACTTTAAGGCTTCCACTAGCCAATAAGGTCATGTGGTCATATCTATGAGTATGGCCGTGTTCAACATCGCCCTTCTTTAAGAAATGCATTTGTCTACTATAAAGATTAGACACACATCCTATTACAATTTCTGGTGTATTCATATATTAATAACCCCACCAAATAAATACGGCACCATCGCCACCTTTTGCTCCATTAATTCCACTAGTTGAAGCATTGTATGGATTATCTTTACCACCACCACCACCTCCGCCACCGTATGTAGTACCGGTCGTAGCAACAGCACCAGGTTGTGTGACCCGGTTTCGGCTAGTGCTACCTATCCAATAATATAAATAAGACGGTGGTTGATCGTTATAATATTGCCCGGCGTCACTACCATGACCAGTAGCTCCTGCAGAGCCAGTACCATACGGTGTTGCAACATTAACTGTTGTATTAATTGTATAACCTCTACCGCCATCTCCTCCGTTTACAAAGCCCACATATCCTGCTGACCCGCCCGCCACACTACTGTAAGGGTTTGTATATCCTGATGCACCACCACCGCCTGAGCCGCCGGCGCCACCTGATACAAATGGACCTGTGGGAGTAAGTATATTTGTATTAAAATAGGGACTGTAATTATCCATTACTGGATAATTAGGCGCAATTGCTGATAACCCACCAGCACCTCCTCCACCTGCGCCGGCTATTACAGTTGTACCATTTTTAACTGTAGTTGCCCCACCTCCGGTACTATTTGTGCCGCCCCCATAAAAACCCGAGGTAGGGGAACCCGGACTACCACCAGTACCTACAGTTATAGTTAGTACTGTTCCTACTGCAACAGTATATGTTTTTAATGTGATTTCCCCGGAGCCACCACCACCGCCCCCACTACTGGGAGCTTCACTAGTTCTTGCAGAACCACTACCTCCGGCACCTCCTGCACCAATACACAATATCTTAATCGTGCCACCTGATGACGCAGGAACTGTAAACGTAGTTGATGTAGTAATTACTCCGTTATTACCGGCTGGATTATATCCACATGTAGGACTATTAGTCGCAATATCATTGATATAACTTCCCCAATTTCCGTCTGCATATCTATATTGCAATGTGTATCCAGAACATTGTTGGCTGTTATATGTACCCGATGTATCAGGACCAGGCTTATTTCTCAAACTATTCATTGATATACTAGCACCGCTACTAGTAGGTGAGCCTGCTGATATACCGCTCGTAGCAACTTGCAATTTTCTAACTTTACTATCATTTAGTGAAATTGCGGCAGTAGAGCCATAGTTAAGCACAGTATTAATACTTGACATGCTTATTGCTCCGCTTGGTGTAGTTCCGCTCATATTAGTTGCTCATTGTGTATATAAGATATGCTGAGAAAAAATCTTTACTATCAAATTTTTTCACTACATAATCACCAAAATAATTTTTAGCGATACTCTGCACTTCTTCTTCAGTACCTTGTAAATGATTTGGTATGATTGATACATCCGCAAATACTTTGTCATCTATCATATAATTAATAAATTTAGAACTATTTAATGTTTGGTTATGGTCAAACGGTAAATCACTTGTTGTTTTGACAAGTAGTACTCTGTGTTTTGTAGTAGGATTTGTTAGTAGGTATATCATATTATCACGTTTACGAAATAGTTCCATAAGTAGTACCCTGTGTAATCCATGTTAGAGTATTACCATTCTTTGCTACTGCAGCGCCGGGAGATCCGCCTGCGTAACCAGATGATATTGAAAGTTGTGAATACAAGGTACTAAACGAGGCACCACTACCAGTACCACCAGATGCACCTAATCCTCCACCTGAACCACCTGAACTACCATTACTTCCTCCACCACCACCTGCCGTAGCAGAACCGGCGCTACCATTATAAGTACCACCTGCACCATAGCCGGCTCCGCCTCCGCCTCCCCCGCCCACTGTGCTTACTGATTGTGCACCGGACATCTTAGAGCCGCCACCGCCACCGCCACCGCCACCGCCTATAGTGCCGTTATTTGTTATAGATACTGCACATCCTAAACTTATTGCCGGGCCACCGTTTCCACCTGCAGTTCCATTCTGAAGATTTCCACCTCCACCGGTGCCACCTGCACCACCTCTACCAACAATAGTTCCATTATTAATTATTGTTACAGTATCACCGGCATTAGTGCCACCGATAATAAATGCTGCAGCACCCGTAGATGAAGATGATATTATTACTCCTGCATTAATTGTTATAGTAATATCAGTTTTTCCGGATATATAACCGGGTTGGCTACTAACCGTAATATTTACATTTGTTTGATTAGTAGAGTATGTATTAGACAATTTAGCACCGCATGAAGGACTATTTGGTGTATCTACCCTATATGTGCCGTAAGTTCCGTTATTGAAGTTTTGACTAAATGTTGTCGATGCTACGATGCCACATGCACCTGCATCTGCGGCACTCCCATAAGCATTAGGACCTGCTTTATTACGCATATCATTCATTGATATAGCAGCATATCTAGTTCGTAATGCATTGTAATTTTGTGATACCTCAGCCGGAGTTAATGCACGATTGTATACCATAACTTGACTAATTCTTGCAGTAGCATATTCGCCGGCAAAAGGATCTCCACCTATATAAAACAGCATTACACTAGATGATAAACTTGGTTGGTCAGCATCACGTATACCTACACCGTTACCATTTACATACATCTTCATATTGCCTACGCCACTTTGAGTACCGTCATAGACCACACATATATTTTGCCAGACGTTGAGAGTAAACGCATTAAATACTTCAGCAGGATACATTTCAAATTTTTGAGTGGTTAATTTGTAAAACTGTAAAATAGATCCTCTATATCCCATAAGAACATAACTATCTTGATTTTGAGTTGGATAAACCCATATACTCCATGTAAATGCAGTAGAGGCTGATTGTATTGGGGTCTTATAAGTAAAACTAACATATTGATTTGCCCCACTACCAAAACTAAAATATCCACTAGTACCGGGTATGTATGTAGGACTGTTGGTCAATGTACCATGATTACCTTTACCGGATAAATCATTCCATGTAGGGCCCGAAGAATAACTACTAGTATTGCCGGCATCTAGCCATAATTGTAAACTACTGTCTACTACAGGTGATGTAGTTCCACTAGTGTTAACTAATTTCCTGACTAGTGAATCATTGAATGATATAGTATTTGTTGGATAATTAGTGGTACCGCCGGCACTGTTAGTAACGTTTAATACGTTTCTAACATTAGTTGCAGTAAGTATTCCGGATGGAGTTGTGCTCATTCATATATTTATCGGCTATACTTACCGACATAATATTGGGTCAACCAGTCCCAATCATAACTTAGCATGAGTTTTTCTAACTCTCCGTTAACTGAATTATAGTATTCTACTGCGTCTTTTGCACCTAAAACGCTCATATTACCATAATTACCATTATCTACAGTAGACCAAAGTTCCAATCTTTGTAGTGAATCAATATCATTGTAATGTTTCAGTTTGATACATTCTCTGAAACTTGTTCTCCAAGCGTCATATTCACTGGAATTATATGTACTAATTCCTGAGTTCACATTCACTACTTCAATAGGACTATCCATAGTAAAATCTAGACCTTTTACTTCAGTATTCAATGTAAGTCTACGGTTGTTTGCTACAATTGCTTGATGACCATATTCCAATCCATTGATAGGGTTAGTACAAGTAAACACATAATGCCTACCGCTTTTCATTCTGTTTGGTTGCCAACTAAAATCAAAGTCATCATTTACTTTTAACTTAGCATTAACTAAAAAGTACCAACCAGTCGTTGCTATATTAGCCGCGGCATGCTGACTTTTTACTCTTCCCTTAACTCTATCAATTCTATGTACTTTGTTAGGTAAATTTTTAGTGATCTCTAATAAATGATTATAATTGTCTTCGGCACAACTCTCACCGTTACTGAAAAATACAATGTCTAGTGGTTTAACATCTATCGGATGCACACGATGTGATACGTAAGCATAGTCTGAAAGTTTGTCATAAAGTTTATAAACAATATCACTAGGCACTATTGCTTCATATTCGTTTAGTATATGTAAATAGGGTTTGTTCTCGTCATTCGGTAATATGTTTTGATAATCTATTGTTGGTTTATCAACATAAAAATGTACATACTTACTTGCAAATTGATGCTTAACTGCCATGTCAAATATACTATCATCACAACGTATACTAGGTATATGTAACTTTGCAACAATCTCCGGCATGTATTTCGTAGTCATGCTATCACGTGACCTATATATTACAGTGGGCATACTTTCTGGACTAAAGTATTCATTACCAAATACATATGTATACGGTTCTTCTGTTTCATCAGGATGCCAACTATAGTCAAAATCCTCTACCGCTTCTACTACTCTAAACTTTTTAGGCATTGCTATACGAATTGCACGTTGTGCATCGGAGTATTTTGTAAGTGTCGCACCACGCATACTATATATTGGTCCACCATTCTTTTGCCATTGTGTACCAAACTCATACATAAAAGGTGGTTCAGTATCATCTGGATGCCAACTAAAGTCAAAACTATCCATGTCAATACTTTCAGGTATAGTCCAACGTCTTAAATTAGGTAACTTAGTAGCAATCTGTGTATCGTTATATTTTATAATCTCAGCACCATCAGGTGTATATTTTGGGCCACCTGTCTTTTGCCATTGAGTGCCGAACTGATGAATCATTGGCGGTTCCCATGGGCTTGGTCTCCAACTAAAGTCAAATGAGTTTTCGTCTATGCCTTCTGGAATATGCCAACGTTCTAATTCAGGTAATAATGTTGCATTGATATCAGTATAATATTTTTTCTCGGTAGCACCTTTAACTCTGTACTGAACTGTAGGCATGGTTGTACTATCATACCATTGGTTACCGAAGACATGTATGAATGGAGGTTCATTATCATTGGGATGCCAACTGTAATCAAAGTTAATATTTGCTTGTAGGTTTCGCCAACATCTACTATTAGGGTCAACTAATTTTTTTGCTATCTGATGACTTTGATATTTCGTACCTTCATTCTCAGGTACAATGAATCTTGGTCCACCTGTTACTTGATGTTGCGTGCCAAACTGATGTATATAGGGTCTTTCATATTGGTCGGGTCTCCAATCAAAATCAAAGTTACTTGTATCTAAGAAGTCAGGCACTTCCCAGTAACCCTGTGAATTAAGATATTTTCTCTTTTCAATATCCATCATACAAATCGTAAACTTCTTTCATTTCTGGAATCACTTCAATCAGATTTTCATTTCTGATTTTATCTAATTTGTTTGTAGTATGTATAAACTTTATTGCCATGTATGGGTTATGCGGTTGACGTAACTCATTGATAACATGTTTCAAATCCTGTGATATATCAAGACCGTATTTTTGTTTAAAGGTTATGATATAGTTCTGTAACTTGTCTATTGTTCTATTCTTAAAATCATCAGGTAGTCCCTGTATCTTATAATGAGCAGGTTCATCAATAATGTTTGTAGTAAAGAATCTACGACCTTCATTAAATTCACAAACACCAACTTCTGCTAAGTAATCTATAATTTCAGGTAAGCGGTTAATGTTATACAATCCAACGGTAATATTAGGTAGTATAACTATATCTTTCAATGTCAATAACTGTTTTAAGTTATTATCTACTTTACTCCATATAGTACCACTACGTAACAGTTCTGCACGTTCACCTAATTCATCTATGCTAGGCCATACTTCTAACTTATGATGATCCCAAAGTTTCCAATAATCAAATGCATTTCTACCGCTATGGTTGAATGAACTTAAATTTGTATTATAACTTACCTTTACATCAAATCGTTTATTTTCTACAAGCATATCCATGATTTGCCAATGCTCAGGCATCATTAATGGTTCGCCACCTGCAAAATAAATTCTTTTTACATGTTGTACTTGTTCTTTTAAAAACTCAAAGTTACTAACATCATTAACTGCTTCAATGTTCCATACTTTTTCTTGGTCAATAGCATAGCCCATCTTTTTGGCATCAGGTACCCATGCACTACTATAACGTGGACCACAACTGCGACATTTAAAGTTACACAAATTACTAAACCTAAAGTCCCAGTACTTAAGTTCCATTGTCTTACACGTGCCATCTTCCTCTGTAATCTCAGGAATCTTGTCAAGCAAATCTACAAACTCATTG